GCATTGATATGGCAAGTAAACTCAAAGGTATAAAGACCTGCATTAATACAAGTGAATACGCCTGTAGCAGGATCATAAACCCCACCAGCATCTGTAAGCTCTGTAGTATTCTTTACTATGTCTCTAGTGCTTAATGTAAGGTTAGGTAAGTTACCAGACGTTGTAGTACCAGTGGCTGTTAGTATTGGATTGTTTGCCGTAAATTCTCTATTCTCTATTTCAGTACTAGATAGTGCATAAGCATCTGGACTAGCTGGAATAATCAATGACTTAAAATCTGTACTATCTAAGAAGGTACTAGTCCAACTATAACCAGCTTCTGAAAATATACTATCCCAATATTGACGAACATAAATACTAGTGCCTATATCTGATACTGAGAATGTAATAGAGTCGCTACTATAACCATAATCTACTAAAGCATAAACATAACCCTCACCTAGATTAAACGGAACGAATGAACCCGATTTAATTATCTGACTATCCCAACTCTCCTGCTGAACCTCTCTAGTTAATACATGGTTATAGATACTTAAATCCAAGTCCTCTAATTTCAACAGTTTAATATCTTCAAAGAAGTTAGCAAGTTCACCAATCAAGGCAACCTCAAAACTAAATTTTTCCTCGTCTAACGTTACAATCTTTTTAAGTTGTAGATAACCGCTTAGTATAACTTCACTAGATACTTCATATCTTACATCTGCCTTGGCTAATGGGTTAAAGGTTCTGTCTACCATGTTATATTCGAATACATGGTCAAACACTTGACGAAGTACTTTAGAGTCTGGTAGAGTTACTGTCTTGCTGAATGTAGCTTTCCTCTTATTAGGCTCTTTAATATCTTGGATAGCTTTGGTTAACGCAACATTCAAGCTACTAGTAACTGGTACTGATATGTTATTAATATAGAGTTGTTCGTTTATCATTTACGTTGTGAATAAGCTTCATGTCCTAATTCTATTTCTATATCCATCTTAAATAGCTTATCTGTTTCAGTCTCCTTTTCTAACCAGCTATTACCCGTTATCTTTCCTATGCTCTTAAAGTTCTGGTCTCCTGCTCCATCTGTGAACTCTAAATATATCTCATTAGAATACATCAGTTGTTCTAACCAATCATTCTCAGCAGTTGTAAGGTAGTCGCTAGTTAACTTAATCTTCTCTGTTCTCTTAGTCCAGTTATTAACGTTAGACTTATCCTTATGCTTTCTAACTATTCCGGCGGTTGCTATTGGATAAGCAGAACTCTTATAAGACGTTCTCTGCATACTTGTACTCTTTTGATTACGCCCTTGAAAGGTGAACGAATCCATAGCACCAAAACGGTTTTCAAAGTGTAAGCGATATTCTGTATATCTGCATGGTTCTTTTATCTCGAAGTTGATTAGCTCTGTAACGGCTGCTGGACTTGTTGAATCAAATAACTGAACTGTATAACTAGCAACCGTTGAAATAATAATAGGCTGTGCGCCTAAACTAAAACCTCCTGCAATGTTGTTTAATGCTTCTGGGCTTGTTGCTATTCTTAAATAACGTGAGTTACTTAAAGCAGAGTTTAGAGAGCTATCTACATTGAATGTGCTTATAATCGTTCCTGAGCTATCATAGGTTTTAATCTCCATGTAGTCTATCTCTGCTGGTGCATCTGTTAATACATAAGACCAGCCTAAGTCGTTAATCCCTGCTTTGTTTAGTAAGTTGTCTGTTAACCATTGACCGCTTGATCCGTTTGTAAGGTTAGCATAGTAATCTGCTGGAGTCCAATCTAACCAGAAGTCATCATTAAATGAACCTTGAAAACAGTATAAGTCTCCAGTAGTAACCACCTCTTCTTGGTCTGGGTTAAAGGTTGGCACTCCAACAACGTCCCACATCTCCCACGCCTCTACATAATACTTTCTAAGAGTGAATATAGAATAGTCGATACCTAATGTAGCATCATGTTCTCCTATGTCTGGCTGTATAAATGTTTGTATGTAGTTATGTACGTCAACTACTCCATAGTCTAATACATCTGCTGGAGATACTTGATATTCTTTGTAACTTGCTATACCCTCAATATAAACCCTAAACACATATTTAAAGTTAGTCTCTCCTACCTCGTCAGAATCTACACACCACTCCATGATGTTATACACTGGTAGGTAGTTTGCTAATGCTGTCTTCTCTATTATTGCCATTATTCTATTCTATTAATCGTTAAGTCCATGTTCTATCATCTTAACGAAATCCATCTCTACTTGTTTAGCTCCCATCGTTGACAGCTTTTTAATCATATCATTGATTAGATTCTCGTCAACTACGTTTGAATACCAATCTGTTCTTCTAATACCTTGATGGAATACAGCGTTTTGTACTGCCCAAGGATTAAGACCTCTACTAGTAGACCATGTTCCTAGTCCTTGAATACCGTTTCCATCGTTCATTGGTGGCTTCTTCTGGTTAAAACTAAACCTACTATTACCGCCTTTGTTAATCCATCCTGTTCCGTCTGCCTTAGTTCCACCTCTACCTTGCACACCTTCATCTAAGAAAGTTCCATATTCTGGAACAAATACTCTAAACCTATATCCACCACTATCTCCTACTACACTAAATCTTATACTCTCTGCTAGGTTAGTTCCTGCTCCTATCTCTCTAGTAACTGAGTTCTTTAAGTCTTCTGTCAAGTCATTACCAAACCTCTGTAGGAAGTCCGCTAAAGTATCGCCCTCTCCATCGAAGTCTAACTTGCTCTTATCTATACCACTAAAGAAACTCATCTATTTAAATTTAGGTGGTTCTGGTAATGGTTGCCAATGGGTTATGTAATTTGACTCTTGCCATTCAACATATTTTTCAACCCATCCATTCTCTGTATGTTCTCCACCTCTAATTAATTGGTTCACATCGACCTCGTTATACTCATCATAAGTTAAGACATACCCACTAGCGAATATTTTACCATGTTGAGAATGACAATCAGGCAACCTATCTTTTATGCTTATCCAATTACTCATCTATTTATTCTTTAATTCTTGTTCTTTACGTTGTCTCTTAATATCTCTCTGCTTATCTTGGTAGTATAAACACATCTGTAGGAATGGTACTACTTTCATCTTACCGAAATAATCCCACTTAGTAGGATCGTTTCCACTCATTGCATCTATTACTGTAACCCATCCATATCGCTCTCTAAATCTGCTTGAAGTTCCTTCATCTCCTTGGTCATACCATTCAGCTTCTGGATTGAATAGTCGTTTAAAAGGACGTTCAACCTCTTTGAGAGAGTCAAAAAAAAAACAATCATAGGATTAGCAACATACATTGGTAGGTCTTTAAAATCCATTATACCCTGTTCTACTTGACTAGCATCTAAATCGTATGTCTTCCATCCAATGAAAGGAAAGGACTTCTTAAAACCATACTTAATAGGCTCACAAGTTAGGTAGAGTATTTGGTGTAGGTTCTCGCTAGTACTCTTTTTAGCTAATGCCTTAATAGCACTGTACTTATCTCCGCTTAATTCTCTAGCATCCACTACAGAGTATCTACTACCAACTGGTCTGTATCTAACTCCCTTGTGTTTAAAACGTGGTTTAAGGTGCATAGGCATCTTACCCTTTGCTAACTTAGCTATATTAGTCTGGTCTTTTACAGTTAGGTTCTTAGCCTCTTCTAAGCTAATATCTAATAGAGCCATTGCCTTCTTATACAATAGTTCAAAGCGTTGCTCTATGCTCTCTGGCTTCTCGTCTATGTACTCACAATAATGAACGAACTTTCTAAGCTCTATATTATCCCACTTGCTAGGTATTACTACACTCATACTTATTAACGTTTTTAGTTTCTATTTGTTAACCTATCTCTAACTCTTCACCAGTTAAAGCGTGGTAAAGGTTTTGTAATTGGTGGACGTGTTCCAAGCAAATATGAATATCAATATCCATCATAACAAATAATCTGTTTAGTATAAAGTTATAATAGTGATAGCAGTTAGTTGTCTCGTCAAACGTAAACCCAAACTTAACCAGCCATTCTTCTGTTAGGGGGATTGGTTGAACGTCATCTAAATCTGATGTATAAAATAAATTGTTATGACCTAAAGTGTCTTTTCTTATTAAACCATTCTGTGCTTCAACACCGTTAAATGTTACCCAATTCCCTATTCTTAATTCTTTACTGTCCATACCTCTAAGTTAAGCAATATTATAAACTCCACGCTTCTTATTATTCAGTTTATTTAAGGCAACATATCTGATACCGTCAATAAGGTGGTTTAAGAAGTCTACTGGTTCATTAATAGGCTGGTTAGTCTTTCGGTCTGTTTTCCACTTGTAAGACTTAAACTCTTTGGTTAGGTTCACTCCTATCAGATTTAGCTTATAACGCTTTAGAATGTCTATACCAGCCTTGATACTATCCTTACCTTTGATGCTTGGTTCAATTCTCATACCGAGTCTTCTAAGTTCTTCTATTGATTTAGGCTCTGCTGAGTCTCCTACATATCTATTATCTTTGTCTAGTGCGTTGTAAATGTCTGGATTAGTTAACCCAGTTCTATACAATCGTTCTACTATCCATAGTTCACCATCTGATTTATAGATGTCGGCACTCGCACTGGGATCGTTTGTATAGCCAAAGTCTAATGAACTGCCAATATAGTCTGCACCCTCTGGTATCTTATCTGCCTCTACCCAGTTTCTAAACACTAAGCCCTCAATCTTGCCTGTCTTACCTCTAGCATAAACTTGGTATAAATCTTCATCTATATCTTTTAACCCCTCAATCTTATCTCTAATCTTCTGAGTTAAGAATGGGTTATGTTCATGCCATGACCTTATAAACCTCACCCCCTCCTTACCTATCATCTTATGAATGTAGAACTCTTCATTAGGGTTATAATCTACCCACGTTCTAATACGGGTTCTCATGTGTATCTCATCGAAGATAGGCTTTGGAATACCGTTAACCTCGTTAAAGAAGCTGTAGTCTCTCTTACCTGACTTAGCATCTTGGTAGTCTTGGAACGATTTAAACTGTATTGTAGAGCCTGATGTGAACTCGTATAGCCTATCTGTCTTATTGAATGAGCGTATAAGGTTCTGTAGTTCTTCTGAGCTGCCTATGATTGTCTCCATATCTGTCATAGCACCCACCTTTAGATTAGGTATGGATTGACCTACTACTAATATATTAGCTTTCTCTCTTATCGCTATGCAACATAAGCACTGCATAATGGAGTAAGTCTTACCTGAGCTAGTGCCTCCCTGATTGATTATAATATCCTCAGTGGCTTCTAAGTTGAGTGTGAATAGTTCGGAGGCTTTAAACATTTATTTATTTAGGAGGGTGTAATGTTATACTTGTGCTATATCTTTTAGGGAAATAAAACCAGTACTCCTTCTCTAAAGTGTTGAGAATTTTGATACCGCTATTCATATCGTCAGCTTTATAGACAAGTTCATTGTATTTAAAAAATAAAAACTTCCACTTCCTATAAATTTTATATTCACCCGTACTATCATTATACCTAGCAAAGAACTTTAAATCCTCTCTCTTTATATCTTGAACGTCTTTCTTGTGTATGTTTTGATTCTTCTTCATAGTTAATTATCAGTTAGTTAGTCTCATGTCTACAGTACGTTAAGACCGCTACTCTTTATCTTCTAACGGCGGTGTACCTTTTACCTGCTCCACCTTAACCTCTGTTACTGTCATGTTGTTATTCACTGTACTATCGTCTGAGTAGTTGCCATGATTCTTTAACCATACGAAAGAGCCTTGAAATGTACCACCCCAATATAGCTTCTGTTCGTTCCAGTGGGTCATAAATAACTTGAATCTATTAATGATGTATAAAAAATCGGCACTCCTATCTGCATAATCGTCTAGGCTCTTTCTAGTTGCGAACCCTAAATACAATGCTAACCCACTTAGAGTGTAGATGCCTTTACCTTCTCCCTTTGCGCTCTTATTCTTCCATTGATCTTCCCAGTCTAAGTACTCTGCTATCTTCTCCATCATCTCCTTTGGGTTCTCATAGATAGGGGGTCTACCGTTATTAGTTAATCCTACACTAAACAAGTTACCCTCTTTAAACCTTCCCTTCTCGTCTCTTCCTTCTTTACTCATGTCCTATTATCTTTCGTGCTATATCTATTAAGTCGTATGTATGCTTTGTTTTAGTTCCTTCTAATTCGTTGCATAAAGCCTCTATTAAATCATAAGCCTCTTCTAGCTTCTCGTCTTTACTCATTGTTTAAACGCTTTAATAAATTCTTCTTTGTCTCTCCATCCTCCCGTTACGCTATCGTCATCCCATACCTCTGATAAGACCTCCTCCACTCTTTTCTTCTCGGCTTGTAGTTGTTTTAATGCCTCTACTTTTAAATCGTATTCTTTACTAAAGTCATTATAAATAGCTTCCCGTTCTTTTGTTAGTTGTTCGTGTTGGGAGTTGGCGAAGTCTTCAAGCCAATAATATATTACCTCTTTTGCTTCGTCAGGAAATTTATCAAAAAACTTATTATCGTTTAAATACTCCCTCGCTTGTTCTTCTGTCTTGTTGCTCATGGTTTTTCAATTATGTACATTATACCCGTACAGAACCCACCGAAATAGGCTACTAAATACGTTAATACAGTTAATATTTTTACCTTTGTCTTGTTGTTCATAGTCTAGTTATTTAATTCGTTTAAAGCAAACTGCTCCCACTCCTTATATCTCTTATAAGCCTTAATCTCTGCGCGTCTATTATGTATCTCCCTTCTCTCTATCTGCTCCCTCTTATAAGCATCCTTACGGGCTTTGTTTCTTATTACTGCTCTTCTAATCATGGTTAAATATTATTGTCCTTACAATCCATACGTTAGACTCTTCCTCTACTTGGTTAGTGGCTACATCGTATAAGAATTGTCCTATACCTAAAAAAAGTATCATTAGTATTATCATTAGTTTAAATATATTATGTAAATACATAGCTCACTCATGAACCATTGACTAGGTGCATAGGTAAACTCGTAAGCATCGTACATTAGTCTGTTATTCTTAATACAACCTTTGCGCTAAAATGCCATTGGTTTGACTCTTCGTGCATTGATACCTTTGCTTTGGTTAGTTTAATGACCTCTACCGGGTGCATATTAGTTACCCCTTCTAACTCTAGGTTAACTTCCTTTAGTGCTTTAAGCTCTTTTGATCGGTCAGCCT